GTTCGATTCAAGATGATGAGCCCGAAGCCGAGCCTGATGAGGAAGACGATTGGGAATGGATCTAGGAAAACATTCTATTATAGAATTTGAACATATGCAGGAGAGCCTTATTGGCTCTCTTGTTTGTTTGCGTGATGTTGAAAATGAGATATTATCGGGTAAAGGATTATTGATTAATCTTCGTAGAGAAGGAGGTGACGTTTATGCAAGAATTGTATGGATGAAGTCTCCTTTTTTCAGATACAAAGAAATAAGAAAAGTGGGATGGCATTCGATTAAAAGACTATTTATTTTACAAAATAAGTTTGGAATAAAAAACTATTCTGTCTAAGGCTTAAACTTTTAAGGTAATATTATGAATTTAACAAAAGACTTTCTCAGATCTCTTATCATTGAAGAGATGAATAAGCAAATCAATGAAGCAACAGAAGAAGAAATTGGATATTTAGATGACGTATTGGAGATGCCAAAAGATGCTCTCCCGTTTCATGACATATTTGGAGACAGATATCGCATCTTGTCTTCTTTTAACTCTAACTCCCCAGATTCTCCTTTCTCTCAATTCGAAAAGTTTTTATACAGAACTGGATGGACATTCAACCCTGATAATATGGCAGAAGTTGAAAAGTCGATTACCACCTCGTATATCGCCAATCCAGAAGATGGAGTACAACAAAGAACAAAAGTCGAAAAGATGTCAATCTCTAAATGGATGCAAGATTTAGTTGATTATGTAGATTCCGTTTCAGGTACCATGTCTAACTGGAATAAAGTTATGAAGGATATGTTAGAATACGCCAACAACACTTTCAAAAAAGATAGCCCTAGGCAACCAAGAGGTGGCTTTAAGTTAGAATATCTCAAAGATAAAAACTATTTAAACATGTTTCGCAAGAGATTGTCTCTTAAAAAATCTATTATGAAATTTCTCCCAGAAAAAAATAAAATGCAAGTATTTTCTGGTATCGGTAGAGTAAGATGGGAAAGCGGAGAAGAGACTGTTAAAGATGTTGAGGATTATTTTAAGTTATCAAACTTGAAAAAAGAAACCCTCAGACAACGTGATTGGCTAATGGGCTCAAAAGGCTCAGGAAAGAAAAACTATGTGATCTTTTCTGGAAAGAATCTAGATGAATATAGAAAAGAAAACGGCAACACAGAGTATATTGTATTTTCTCGCCACCCGATTGATGTGTTTAGAATGTCCGATCATCAAGGACTAGATTCGTGCCACACTCCTCCGTCTAGCAGAGAGAAACTTGGGGCATCTCCATCTGAAGAAAAATGGGATCAATATAATATATGCGCACTATCAGAAGCCCATGCTAATGGTATGATTGCATATGCCCTTAATCCGGATGATTTTGAAGAGCCACCTACACAAGCATTGGTAGATCAATATGAAGACAAAGAACTTTTTACTGATGATGAAAGAGATGTAGAAGGATTTACACCTGTTGGTAGAATCAGAATCAAGAATGTCGCCTTCTTGGCAGACAAAGGAGATTATTCTCAAATTTTAACAAGGGTTGCTGTTCCAGAAAATAGATCATATGGTGATATGATTTCTGGCTTCAAGGAGCACGTAGCAAAAGTCTTATCGCAGGCTCAAAAATCTAAGATTGAAGACATTGTTAACAAGTTCGAAGGAGATGTGGACTTGCGTAGATTCTTGAGAGTTGGTGGGCATTATCAAGATAATAGTATGTCTCAAATCTTACCAGAATTCTTTGGCAATACTTTGGATAGAAAAGACATTGAATACACTGAAACAGTTCAGTATTCGAATGAATTAGAACAGTCCTTAAAAGATCAATACATGGGAACAACTATTGAAAGTGCCAGAGAGATATTGCAGAGCCTGCAGGCAGAATACAATGGAGGTTTTGTAAACTTTGATAATTTAGAAGTGGAGGAAGATTGGAACGGAGATGGATTTTATATGTCAGGTGAGGTAAGAGTTATATATAACTATGCTGATGAAATTGAATATGTTAGTGGTAAGTTTGATGTTCGAGAACTTATCAATGATGCCATCGATTACGCTGCAGAAACTTATTTTTATGATGATGCTTGGTTTACTAACTACTCTGTATTGTTTGATACTTTTTGGGGAGGATATAAGAATGTTATGATCATATCAATTCCTATTACTAACTTTAATGTTACTGATAATGGTGAATATTTTCCTCATGATCCTGATACGTGGATGTATGCATTATCGGAAATGAAAGATAAGTTAACTTTTGTTATGGATCGGCATGCCGACGATTCTCTAAATAACACAGTTAAAGATTATATCTCTCATGCTAGCGCAATGTCCGATGGAGAAGAGATTGTTCGTACCGATATTTCTGAGAGATACTATCTAACTAAATTCAAAAAAACCCTAGAAGAAGATGGCAACTGGGATATCAATGAAGAGGAGTTAGATAACGATAATCCTTTAGGATTTGATGTTCTTACTTCTTTCACGGCAGAGTTTTCTGATAGTTCTGATCTGAATCAACTGTTCAGGGAAGTCAATGAAGATTTTGATCCAGAAAACCCAGAACTAGTTGAAATGGCTAAAAGAATGTCTGGGCATATATCCACATTAATCTCTATATTGGCTTCTGAAGGCATGAATGTTATTAAGGCTGGTTTGCTAAACCAAGCCTTCTTAAGTAACCAGAGCCTATACTCAAGCCTCTCTCAGGCTACCAAATTAGATGAACTTGATATGAAAGTCGAGGCATCTATTGGATGGAGTGATGAAATTAGTCCCGACAGAATATTGCAAGGTATTGCAGAAGATGACGATCTGGATCTAAGCATCAAAATAACTTGTGAGGATTGGGATGCTGTTACCATAGAAACAGTTGGCAAAATGATGTTAGGTAGGTTTAATGATAACAATGGATGGCATATCGATGTTGATGAATGCTTGGAAGCATTAGTCAGGGCAGATATTCCTAGTCCTCCCAAACCTACAGACATTCAGGAAATGTTACGTCTCGAAATAATAAATCTTCTTCAACGTTAATAGCCCCTATATACTAATAGGGGGGTATTAAAATGATTAGCATTTTATTTTCAATGCTCTTGATAGCCGGAGACACTTCGAGTGCAGATGTCTTTGCTAAGAGCAGTAACTTAGTTCATCAAGATACAGAAGATGGATTAAAAATAGCATTCGAGACTTCAGTGAGAATAGTATCTGTGTCTAGTATAGGAACTTCTTTTGGTTCAGGGAACTTGTTCACCCATAAAGGTGAATTATATATTATTACAGCAAATCATGTAGTTGAACAGTCTTTGTTTTTGGATATTGTAGAGAAGAATGGCAACATTGTAAGCGGTAAAGTACTTTTATCAAATCCAGAACTTGACTTGGCAATAATAAAGCCTGATGTGAAACTGACAGGTACACTTGCTACTAAGTTTAAATTTTCTGAAAACAATAAACTAGGAGAAAAAGTATTTCATTGTGGGCACCCGTTAGGTATACCATTTAATTTATCCAAGGGGATGATTACTGGATATAGTCCAACAGGATATATTATCGATTCCATCTCTTTACCGGGCTCTTCAGGCTCTGTAGTGTTTAACGAGAATGGTAAAGTTATCGGTGTTGTCGTATCCGTTGCTGCTGTTGGAGAGCCTCCATATGCACAGTTGATCGAAGGTATCGTCAGCGTGGTTCCAATAAATCTATCGGCAATACTAGATGAGAGGTGACTAATTAAGATATGGGAATAAAAGATTTAATAATATTACCAGTGGTTGGTGACTTAATTACTTTTACAAAAGTTTGGGACAAGGTTCTGTCTAGTAATGGTAGATATCCGTACGGCATCGTCACAGATATTTTAGAATATGACTCTATGCTGGTTGTAGAGGACAATACGAATCTAGTTGGGACATTGGCTTTTCCATTGGAAGACAAACATGCATATGAAAAAAATTTCAAAGTATTTGTTGTAAGATGGGGCTCGAACACAGCCAGTTCATTTAAGTTTATTAATGAAGAATGGTTTCATAATAAAAGTTTCATTGTAGCCACAAAAACTAGTTAGATATATATTAAGGAGACAACATGGCAAATTTAAAACCCGGTGATACAACCACATCTGCAAAAGCATTTTTCTTTAAAGAAGGAAGGATATTATTAGTTAAGCCAACTGGGAGTGAAGATCGATATGACATACCCGGTGGAAAAATTAAATTCGGAGAGTCAAAAGAACAGGGAGTCTACAGAGAATGCCTAGAAGAGATTGGATTGAAGATCAAAAAGGCTAAATTTATTGGAAAAGATAGCAATAGAGACAAGATTTATTTCTTAGTTACAGAGTGGACTGGAGACATTGTTTTGCAGGCAGAAGAGATAGAAAAATATAGGTGGGTTAGCACATCTGAAGCCAGAGAATATTACCTAACAAAAACTGCTCATAACGGATTGATGCACTATTTACTTAATGAACTCGGAGGGGTATAAAATGGATTCAGCAGCAGGATGGGAAGTATATAGTAAGATGGTTTTGCAACAATTAGAAAACCTAAATACTAGCATGTCAGAGTTACGTGGTGAAATACAAGAAGTTAAGACTCAAATTGCCGAAGTCAGGGCACAACAAAATAGTGTTGCTGAACTTAAGCAGTGGAAAGAGCGAATTGATGATATTGTATCTCCAACACAACTAGGTGAGATGAAACAAGAAGTACGAGAATTAAAAGATTTTAAACTGAAAGCGATTGCAGGATTCACTGTTATACAATTTTTGATGGGTTTAGTCTTATTTTATGACAAACTAATGTAAAGACACTATTTATGCAGAGGTGTTTATACATATGTCTATAAAAGTAAGATTAAAAAAAATAAAGAAAGCAGTTTTGGATCTAGTTTGTCCCCCTGCTACACAGGATTTAGCCCTTAATACGAAAAACAGGGATTCTACAATCAAAAAATTCAACTACGGCCCATTGAATGTCGATGAGCCAGCAGATTATTGGCAGAAAATTGCAAAATATTGGAAAACTTCTGAGAAGGCTGCCAAAGAGTCTTCATGTGGTGTCTGTGTTGCATTTGATATTTCCCCTAGGATGAAAGATTGTCTTCCCGGTGATACATTTGATGATGATGGTGAATTAGGATACTGCTGGATGCATCATTTCAAGTGTCATAGTGCCAGATCATGTCATACTTGGGCTAAAGGCGGCCCAATCGCAAAAGATTCTGAATCTGCAGAGTGGCAGGAGAAGAATAAAAATAATATTGAAGAGCGTAAGCGTAAAAAACGTAAAAAATCTCATCATCCAACTCATAAAAGAAGCAAAAAGTACTTTGGAGGCTATTTTTATGATCACCATATGCTCCATGGAGACTCTTCCGGTGTTTCAGTTGGTGGTAGCGGTGATGGCGGAGATGGTGGCGGTGGTGGCGATGGAAATCGCTCAGAAAACCCCAAGACAGGTACAGGTAAAAAGCCAAAAGGTTCCGGAAGAAGACTTTA